TTTCTTCCTCAGCCTGCAGGCGCGCTCTTCCGCGTTCTGCGCACTGATATTGTCCAGGGTGCTTCTGATGGCGTTGAAATTATAGAGCAGTTTTGATTTCATCTCGTATCCCTCGATCCCGGCTTCTGCCAGGAGCGGCCATAGTGCTCCGCTCTGAATGTTGACGTCATGGCAAAGCTCGTTGAATAGGCGGATAGAGAGCCTGTCGAACTCGGTGAGGTTTGCGGCGTAACTAGCCTGGCGGTCGTTCCAATCACGCCACCAGTCACGCCACCCACTCAGATACTCCCCAAAAAAGAGTTGTCTTCTTCCTCAGTGAATGCGTCCGACTTGTTTATCTTGCTGATCAGCCAATTCATGAAATACCGCCCGCCGACCATCGTGCAACCGGACAGCGCGTCGATGAACTTCTCGTCCTGCAGAAGCTCGGCGCTGAAAGGAATCTGCCCGCCTTCGGCGTCGGCCAGGTCGCGCCAATCCACGATCTTGGAAATGGCGGCGTCCCGGCGCAGCTTGGCAATGGCCGATTCCTTGTCCGTCACCTTCGGGTCTTTCTTGATGGCCTCGCATTGTTCATTCAGGGCGTACTGTTCCCCGGGGAGCAGCGGCTTGATCTTCAGCGCAAAATCGCCGGACGTGGCCGGGGCTTTGATCCACCGGCCGTCATCCACAGCCTTCAAGACATTGCCGATTTTCAACATGGCTCTCTGCCCTCCCTATCAGCTCGCCGGGTAGCCGGTCAGAGCCGCAACTTCATTGAGCATGTACGCATACGGCAGCACGTTGGTCATCCCCGTTGGATTCGACGCAGCACGCAAAATGCCGAACTTGACCGTCACCGGGATGGGGGTATCCTGATCGAAGTCCGGGGCCTCCATGACATAGAGGCGGGGGAAATCAAACTCCAGCGTGTACTTGCTCGTTTTCCCACTGATAACAGCACCCTCCATCTTGATCCGCATCTTGTATTCCGTACCAGCAGAGAAGCTTGTCAGGAATGCCGCATTCGTGGCGTCCTTCTCGGGGAAGTTCAATACGATATTGAACTCCGGGGCATCCTTAGACCGATGCTCGCCGATTCCCTCGTAGCCGGTAGAGACGGGCTTGGCCTGGTAGCCTTGCGACGGCTCCAGGGAAACCCCGCTGCAATGCACAACATCGCCGGAATCGAAATCCGCGCCAGCCTGGGCATTGATCGACACGACAGTGTCCAGCATGCGGAACACGCCCACGCCATCGCTCGGGTAAGTGATGGTCAGGGGCTCGCTCCAGCCGGAAATCGTCACCCGATCCCCGCCGTAGTTGAAGTCGAATTTCAGGCCGTTGTCGAAATAGATGCGCCCCGACTTAAACTTGGCTGACGGCACATTCTTGACTTCATCCCCTTCATCCCAGGCGATAGTGAAAAAGATGCTGCCGATGACCGGATCGAAAGTGAACTCGTGGCGCACGACTCCGCTCTCCGGCGGCGTGCCGACAACATAGATCCCGAAAATGGCGGCCAGGATGCGCTCCATGCCTTCATAGTAGAAATTGCCCGACATGCTGCCTTCTTGCTCCGGGAAGTCCATCGGCTGAACCTTGGTCGGGAGATCATGGTCAAACTCGTCCCGATCAGTCAGCAGATCCCGGGAACCCTTGGGCGGCGTATGGGTCAGCAGGTAAATGCCATCTCCGGTGGAAGGCTCGACAGCGGTCCCCCACGTGGTTCCCTTCTTGATCCCGATTCCGTTTTCTCGTTTATTGGTACTCATTCAATCACCTCACTTTTGATGTAGCCCCGGCGCGGATGAAACGTAGTGACGATCCGCCTGATGGGCTTCGGCTTGGCCGGCGGCAATACGGGCGCCACTTCAACCCGAATCGGCGGCTTAGGTACTTTTTTCTTTCTCATGTCAGATCCCTCCAATACGTGAAATCAAAGCTCACGTTGAACACGGCGTAATTCGCCACGTAGCGCGACATGGCCGATTGCATGACCATGCCGGGCAGATTCACGAGCGCGCCCAGGAGCGCATCCTCGACGGCCTCGATGCTGGACAGCATGCCCAGCGTGTCCGTCCGAGTGTTCCCCTTGGCCGTCACCTTGTAGGCAACCCACAAATTGAGCGTCTTATCCTTTTCAACTCGGCTGCCGCTTAATTCCCTCACGGCATTCGTGGTTACTTCCCAGCGATACGCCTTATCCATGACGGACGAGGGCACTTCCTCGAAGCCGAAAATATCGCTGGAAATCTTGTAGCCCAGACCTTCCAGGACGTCCAGGACCGCTTCAACGTGCGTCGCTTGTGCGCTCATCTCATCATGCTCACATTGCCAAAGCTGGCAACCTCGTCAATCGTCCCGCTCTCGTCGCTGTCATAGGAAATATGCAGCGCCTCGAAATCGGCGATAAACTGCTCCGCCCGCTTCAGGTAGCGATTCCACCAGATGTCTTCGGTACTCTTGGCGAAGTCGAAAAAGACCAGCTCCAGCGCATGGCAAACGATCAGGTCCTTGATCTGCGTGGCGTCAATCATCATTCGCGCCCGCCGGCCCCTTTCCTTCAGCTTCCGCTTGATGTCAGCGAAAGCCTTTTCGATCTGAGGCAAAAAGGTTGTCTGGGTGGACCAACGATCATCGGCAAGCCCGGGGTGCTGATCCAGCAAATCATCATCGGAGACAGGATTCATGAGGATAAAGCGGCAGACGTCGAAAAGCAGATTCAGCTTGTACGTCACCCCGCCGATGACATACGAGAGCAGCAGCCGCCAGTCCTCCGACAACTCATAGATTTCCCCGGTCTCCGCCACTCCGGTAAAAGTTGCCGTGATTTTCTTAGTCGTGGCATTGATCGTGCAAACCCGGTCCGTCACTATTGCCTCGCCCCCGGGATTGTAAAGGGTCAGGGTAGCAGAGGATGGGGCCGTTTTGGTCCCATCCACGCTGATGATAATCTCCGGGGTATAGTCCGCCTCGTAGAGCGCCTCATTGTTGGCGAACTCGTAGGAATGGGCCATTACTTACCTTTCGGCTTGCGGCCCCTGGCCGGCTTGCGCTTGGCCACAGGCTTGACCTTCGGAGGCGCTTCGGCCACAACAGGCGGAGCGGCCGGAGGGACAGGCTTCACCACAACCTGCACTGGGGCCACAGGTTGCGGCTTCGGTTTGGGCGGCTCATAGACGTGCCAGTCGGTGTCCAGCTTCAGGCCGTTTTCCCAGATATGCAAGGGGACCGTTACTTGGTCCCCCCGCTTGTTTTCAATCACGATGCAAATCGGCACGTTGCTCATGTTTCCTCCTTACGAGGTGAACCAAGCCCTCAGTAGGCCGTTGGCAGCGCCGGAATAGAGCATCCTGGCCCCGTACACGGTCAGGCCCTTGACAGCGGTGGCGAAACGCAGCTCCGGAGTGTAGTTGATCAGAGTGCCCTCGGGGATCTGCTTGGCCAGGGTGATGCCGATATTCGTGCCGGCGAGGCAGTTGTGCACGACTTCCGTCGAGGAAGTGCCGCTGATGTTCTCGGCCGTGACCGGGGCATTGTGCGACAGGTAGATGTCGAAGCCGGCGAACTTGCCGACATAGCCGTTGGTGTTCACAACATCGCCCAGCGCGGTGGCACGGGCGCCCAGGTAGGCATTGATCACTTCCAGGACTCGCGGAGAGACCACGACGTAGCGGCCTTCCAGCGGAACCTTGGAATCGGTCAGCAGCCGATAGAGCGCCAGGAACTCAGTGTAGACGTTCGCATAGGTCAGCGCAGCGGCCGGGGTCTGCTTGTTCGCCGAAGCAACGCCGGTGTACAGCCCCAGGATGTACTGGTCGATAGCGTCGCGGATAGCGTACATCGCCCTTTCCAGGTAGGCCGCCTGGACCGGGACCGGAACCTGGGCCAGCGTGATAGCGTCAAGCTGGTAGTTGAAATACTTCTGCTGGTTGATCGACAGGGTCAGGTCGGTGCCCGTGGTGGTTTCCGGGGTCTCGTGATCGGTGTCCTTCGTGTAGTTCTTAGCCGTCACGCTGCCGGGCGTCCAGATTTTCACTGAATCGCCGGCCTGTTTGATCTCGCCCTCGTAGAAGCGGTTGCAGATTTTCTCGGCAACCAGCATTTTATCGAGCTGTCCTTCAAACCTCTTTGCCCAAATCGTAGGAATAAAAGTTTCTGCCATGTGTGGCCTCCTTTACTTGATTTGTCCGGCCCCCATCTGTTTTTCAATGATAGGCCAATTCTTCTCCAGATCCTCTTTGCTCATGGCTTCCACTTCGCTTTTGGTAAAAACGTGCCCGGTCTTCCAGTTCGCCCCGGCATTGTTCATACCAGGGGGAGGTGGGGTCTCGGGTTGCTGGAACAGGTAAGGTTTTTTCTCGCGCAGGTCCTTGAAAAGCTCATCCGAGTTTTCCAGTTCATCCTGGTCATTGAACTTCGCGGCGCCCATGAGAATGCCGACATATTCCATGTCCAGCATCCCCGCACGAATGGCGGCTGCCTTCAACTCTGCCTTC